CTCATACACGGCAACGTCGGTCACGTTGGGCAGGTTTGCCAGAGCTGTGAACATTCTTCCGGTGCTGGATGATTGCGAGGTTTCGAGTGATCGATTCCGCCGAACGCGTAGCTCTTGATCTGTTTCCTCGTCAATGCCCACGGTTGCCGATGCCGGGTTTGTAACTGATGTGATGCCAATCACGACCGTTACAGGATTTACAATCGTTCCCGAGTCCGCAGCAGTGGCGCCAAAGGCAAGGGCGAACAGCGTGACGGTGGTGGTCCCCGCGCTTAAAGGCCTGACAGCCAAGGTGGACCAAGACTGTCCGAGGTCGTCTTCTACCGCGTAGTCAATCGGTAGGGTAAGAGGTCTATCGGTGACTACTGTCACGTCAACCTGTGATCGTGTAGCGGGTCGGCGGGTGATGCCTGACAGCTTTATGATGCTGTTGAGCGACTGCCCAAGCGCAAAATCAGGATCTCGCTGATTGTACTCAAGAGCGCCGAACGATTGAGCGTCTAAAACAAGCTGCGCCTCTATTGCTACGCGCTGGCCGTCTGGGCTGTTAAGGTCAAGGTTAATGTCGTCGCCATAAATCACCCGATAGCCTGCCGCCAGCTCGTCGTAAATCTCTTGAAACGTCTGTACCTGGATGCCATCGGGCGTAAATTGTGGCGCTGTCATGCTGTAAGCTCCAGAGTTTGCAAGTCTTGTATTTTATAAACGTCGGTGTACTGTAATTCTATTGTAACACCGCGGTTAGTGTTTCGCCGAATTATGCCAAGTCTCTGAATTGAGATCACCCCATCTGTCTGCAACACGGCAGATTCCACAGCGCGGATAATGCGCTTTTCCGTGCCAATGTTGCCCAGCAGTTGTATCCAATCTATGCCGGCCTCGGTGTTTAAATACCAGTCGTTGCGGAAGGATCGCAGCCGCGTCAAAACGTTCTGTGCAATAGCGGCAGAGTCGCGCTTGTATACCGCCCGGCCCTTGCCGAATCGCCAATCTAAGTTGCTGTCTAGTCCACTGACCTGCATTATTGCGGCCCTCCTGTGCTGCCCGGCCCGGTATCTACGCCGCTGTGAGTGTGTGTGCCAAAGTCTATGCCGCCAATCGTCGCTGCTGCCACCACCAGCGTGCCGGTGCACGTAATGTCGCCGTTGACCTGTAGATTACCAGTGACAGTTAGATCGCCAATCTGGACCATGTTGCCTTGATGCGTATAGTTGCCGTCCTGATTCGTGTCGCCAGTCTGTTGGATAACGCTTGGTATGGTAATTGCGCTGGCCAGCGGGTTTACGCCAACAATTGCCAACCCGTCGCTGTAGTCGTGCATCCTAAATTCGGCAGGGCTTTGAAAGTCTGCGCCGCCGTACCACCGGTCGAAGCACCGCTCTGTCAGGATCAGCAGGCAGTAATCTCCCACGACTATCGGATAAGCTGTGTGGCTTCCGCCGCCTTGCATGAATACAGGCGGAACCATTGTGAACTCGGGCAACTCTATAGAAACTTTGTTAACGACTCGGTTAATGACCGGCTGTACGCTGATTGTTTTGGATTGCACGCCAGTCACTTTGGCAATAGTCGCAGTGTGCAGGTTGGACATTGCAAAAAAAATTGCATCATTAATGACGTCTATAAGCTGTCTTTTTTCATTCATAAAACCACCGTTCCTTGCCCTAGCATTCCGGTGCACGTCTGGCTCCATGCGTCCCCGTAGTTGTCGCCGCTATAAGTTATGGTTTCGATCTTGTAAACCCCGTCCATATACGGCGCTGTCGTGCTCTCTAGCTTGACGCGCCGCCCGATCTTTACGGTTGGATTGATAAGCGTCTGAAACGTCACGCGCTTGCTCTTACGCGTCGGCGTGCTGATTAGTCCCGTTGCTGCGCTAACAACTGAAATAAACCTGCTTGTCACCTCATCTTCTTTAATAATGTAAAGCTGCTCGTCTTCTATGTACCAGTTTTCCTCAGGCCCGACCATTTCGTTTATCAGCTCGACGCTGTTCCCCACTAAAACCTTGGGCCGTGTCAATACAGGCCGCTCGGTAATCTTGCCCACACCCGTGTTGGTCATGTCTTGAAGAGCCGAATCCACAGCCCGTCGACCGCCCTCCACTGTCCTGCTTGTGAAACTGTTGGCAAAGTCAAATCCGCCATCTTGAGACTCTATAGTAGTGACAAGATCCGGCCCCTGGCGCTCGGTGCCGCCGGTAAATATCGTTCCTTTGAATATCAGTTCTTGCCTGTCCTGATAGCCACACGACAGACGTATTGGGATGCGCTTGCCCTGCTGCTCAGCATCCTTTGCCAATGCCAGGCGCTTGCGCTCTTCGATGTTGTAAAGCTGAATGCGGGCCTTGTTAAGCCCGCCGCTAGTAGATTTGTCAACCTCAAAGGTGATACGCATGGGTGGCCGGATAATTTCGGTGCGCGTGCCTATGTCGATCTCTAGCGTGTAGGTTCTGTTAAATCTTTGGGTGCTCAAAACTGCACCTCCACGCCCCGAATCTGCACCATATCCGCAGCCTCGAGCAAATAGATTTCGCACCGGCCTGCGCTGAAATCCTGTCGAGTAAATGGGTCAATACCGTTGCCGCTTTTATCAATGCAGAAAAAGTCAAACGGCTGATTCTGGCTTATTAGGTGAAGCACCCCCACCGACATCTTCAGGCCGTACACCTGCCTGGAGCCAAACTCTACGTCAAAAAGCCATACCTGTGTGCGCGGGTAAAACCTCAAAACGAACGTGATCTCATCTTGCTCAAAAAGAATAGTGTGCCGCTGGATAGGCTCATCAGTGATGTTTTGTAATCGTTTCATGCTAACCCCCAGACACTAGGTTTTTAAAGGAAGTGGCGAGGCTGTCGGCAACGTCATCGCCCTCTTGAACGCCTTTGTCTTTTGACGATTCCGTTTGCCCATTAGTAGCGGTTGACGCAGCAGGTGCCGCTGTTATTTCTGCAAATATGACATCAGCAAACCGGAATTGCTGTAGCTCCATTGTAAAGTCTAGCGCGTTTTTTTCGTTGCTTCGACTAGTCTCAAGGGAAATGATATACATTCTGTCGTAAGTGCGGAACGGCATATCAATGCTTATTAGCTGATCGCCTTCCTGCAATGATTCCATTGTGTCGATAAAATTCTCGATGTTGCTTTTTTCTGTACTGTCCTGCATTCCCAGATAACCCGCTATTCGGTCGCTTGCCTCAAGAAATCTATCAACTTGGCCCACGACATTGTTAAAGTCATTTGCAAGCTCCGACACTCTGCTGAGCTGGGCTTGGGTTCTAGCGGGCGCGTACTGCGTAATGTTTCCAACTTGTGACTGGGCAGCCTGTAAAGCGGCAATAGCAGGGTTTGGCATTACAAACGTGTCCGACACGCTCCCCTCAATGCTCAATGTTATTGGGTTGCGAATAATGTGATCGTTTATGTGTGTGCCGTCTTCCAGGAATGTGGTCGGCACAGATGCGCTGCGGTTTACCCGCTCGCTGACGCGAGCTGCTGTAATGAATCCGCCGATGCCTACAGCCTCTTTTTCATCGTTGCCGAACTGGCTGCTAAGATAATCACGAACGCTCATTAACTGCCCCCTCTGCCCACTGTCTGATTCCGTGCGTCTTCAAGCTGTCGCTGCAAGCCGTCTGAAGCCGCTTTACCGGCCCGTTCTGGATCTGATGTGCGAATGTCCATGATAACGTTTTGCTCTACTGTGCTGGACTGCGCGAGGTTGTTGGCTCGCCCGCCGCCTGGCTGAAAGACTTGTGACGACTGAGCCATTGGCATTGTGCTTTCGCCGCCACCAAAAAGCCCACTGATGGCGTCTGTAGCCCCACCGAACAGCCCACTGATGGCGCCGCCGGCCTCGCTGGCAAGATTACCAACAGACTCTGTTGCGCTGCCAACACCTTCGGCTGCCCCGCTGATTAATCTAACGGCCCAATCGGGCAGTATGCTTAAAGCCATCTGTTTTATGGAGTCAAAAGCCGCACCAAAAACATTCTCAAAGGCTATGGCAATGGTGTCTACGAATATCGAAAAACTATCTGTCAAATCAGCAATGCCTTCGG